AAGCGGGGCAACTGGGGCGAGTGGGGGCGCCCCGACTTCACCGTGTTCGATATGCAGGCCCCGGAGTTCTGCCGCCGGGTCGGCCGGGAGCGGCTGCTCCCTGGGGATGTCGTCCTCATGGGCAAAGACCACACCTCCCACATCGGCATCCTCACCGACGCGGACCGGATGCTCCACCACCCGGCAAGCCGCCGGAGCCAGGAGGTGCACTATGGCGAGTGGTGGCAGGCCCGGACCCGCTCGATCTGGCGCCCGGCCGGCTGTCAGCCTCGGTGGGTCGCTGTAGGATAGGGAGGCCACGCGAGGACCTGGGCTCATGCCCGTGACGAACGACGAGCTCCACACCCGTTTCACATACCACCCCGTCAAGGAGGGCCAGGCGGAGGTCTACCAGCGGGTCCGACAGAAGGCCCGGGAGCTTGCCGAGCTCGTCCTCCACGTCTGCCCGGACAGCCGGGAGCAAGCCACCGCCCTGACCAAAATCGAGGAGGCCTGCTTCTGGATCAACGCCGGCATCGCCCGCCGCACCTGATCGATGAACCAGCGCCTGGTCACCATCAAGCTCCTAGGCGCCTTCGGGCGGGAGTTCGGCCGTCTCCACCGGCTGGCCGTCGAGAGCCCCGCTGAGGCGATCCGGGCCCTCTGCGCCCTGTTCCCGGCCTTCCGGGTCCGGGTGATCGAGCAGGCCGAGCTCGGGATCGGCTGGCGGATCGTCACGGACGACCCCCGGGGCCTGGACGAGGACCGGGCCCGTGCGGGCATCCCTGGCGAGGGGCTGATCTTTGCGCCGATTCTGTCGGGGCGGGGTGGCTTCGGGCGGATCCTGGCCGGCGTCGCCTTCCTGGCCCTGGGCGCCTTCACCGGGGGCATCGGCTTCCTGGGCCTGTCCTCCTCGAGCCTGCTGCTGACGGGTGGCGCCCTGGTCCTGGGCGGGGTGGCCAGCCTGCTCACCCGGACGCCCCGGGCCCCGGTCGATGCTGACACCAAGTCGCTCGAGTCGAGCCTCTACAGCAACGCCGCCGGCACGGGCGGCCAGGGGAGCCCGGTGCCTGTGGTCTACGGCCTCCGGCGGGTGGAGAATCCGCTCGTCATCAGCTTCTCTCTGGGCAACCTGCCGATCAGCCGGCCCGTGAGCGTAGCCGGCTCTCAGGGCCTCCTGGGCCTCGTCGCGGGGCAGTTCCTGTGAAACAGATCTCCGGAGCCGGCGGCCTCGGCGGGGGCGGCACCAAAAAACCCCGGGCTCCAATCACCAGCCCGGACAGCGCCTTCCTACGCTCGATCAGCTTCGCCCAGATGCAGTTCCTCCTCTGTGAGGGGCCGATCTGGGGGCCCAAAGACGGGCGCAGCTGGGGCGGCCTCCTGGCGAGTACCTACTTGGACGACACCCCGCTGTCGGTCCGGGGCCTGGGCGGCACGGTCCCCGTAGAGGACCTGGTGCTGAGCTACGGCACCTACGACCAGACGGCGGTGCCCGGGTACGGGGTCCAGTGGAACACCATCGGGGTCGGCCAGTCGGTCCGGGGTGGCTTCCCCGTGTTCGCCACGGCGATGCCCAGCGACCCGACCACGCAGCACCGGGCCCGGATCGTCCTCACCTGGGAAGCGCTGCTCCTCGCGGTCAAAACGACGGGCGACGTCCTCGAGGCTCAGGTCCCCTACCTGATCGACTACACAGATGCCAACGGGGTCATCCGACTAGTGTTTGCCGGCTTCGTGTTCGGCAAGTTCAGCGGGCCATTCCAGCGCGAGCACGAATGGGACCTGGCTGGCCCGGGGCCCTGGGTGGTCCGGGTGCTGCGGATGGCCGCCGACGACGACGCCCTCGAGACGCCCCTGGCATCGTTCCGCTCGGCATTTAGCGTCTCCAATCTGAGCTACGGCCCGGTCCTGTCGCTCGGCCGCCGCTACAGCGCAACGCTGACTCTGGCGGCCCGGGCCGACCGGTACAGCAGCCTCCCCGCCGTCGCCATCGACCTGTACGGCAAGATCTGCAAGGTACCGAATAACTACGACAGCTGGAACGGCACCTACAGCGGCCCCTGGAGCGGTGTCTTCAAAGAGGACTGGACCGACAACCCGGCCTGGTGCTTCTACGACATGGTCACCAACGGGCGGTACGGCCTGGGCGAGAGTATCGATCAGGCGCTGGTCGACAAGTGGAGCCTCTACTCGATCGCCCAGTACTGCGACGGCCTGGTGCCTGCTGTCGGCGGCGGCCTGGAGCGCCGGTTCCGGTGCAACCTGATCCTGACGGCGCAGGAGGACGCCTGGGTGGTCCTGCAGCAGCTGGCTTCGATCTTCCGGGGCCAGATCTTCTGGAGTGCCGGCCTGGTGGTCAGCATCCAGGACGCCCCCGGCCAGTTCGTCTACACCTTCAACCCCTCCAACGTCGAGCAGACCGTAGACGATTCGGGCCTGGTCACCCAGCCCTGTTTCGAGTACCAGGGCACAGCCAAACGGACCCGGCACACCGTCTGTCTGGTGTCCTGGGACGACCCGGCCAACGCCTACCAGCCCCGGGTGGAGTATGTCGCCGACAGCGACGCCCTGTCGCGCCTGGGGTACCGCCCCCTGGAGCTCCGGCTCAACGGCTTGACAAGCCGAGGCCAGGCCCTGCGGACGGCCCAATGGGCCCTGCTGTCCGAGGCGATCCTGGACGACACGGTGACTTTTGTCGTGGGCGCCGTGGGTATGGCCCTGCGTCCTGGCGATCTGATCAAAGTTATGGACCCGGACAAGGGGGGCGCCCGGTTCGGCGGCCGGGTGGTCTCTCAGACCGGGGATACCATCGTACTCGACGCCCCGCCGCCGGAGCCCCTCGCCGGCTGGACAGGAGCGGTCATCTCTTGGCAGTCGGGGGACGGCCTGCCCCAGGCCAACGTGACGGGCATCGTCGGGGCCGTCGTGACGGTGGCCGGCTGGGGCGACGACAGCCGGCCCGGCCCGGGGACCCCCTGGCTGCTGGAGGTACCCAGCTTCGAGGCCCAGCCCTTCCGCATTCTGGGCATCGAGGAGCTCGGCCAGAACCGGTACACCGTCACGGCCCTCCGGTACCGGGCCGACATCTACGACGCCGTCGACTTTGATACCCCGCTAACGGACGACGAAGACTACCTGTTCAAGCTGCTCGACCCGCTGCCCCCGACGATCGAGGCTGCCCGGATCACCTGGGACAACAGCCAGGCCAAGCTGGAGGTCAACTGGCGCCCCCAGGACCGGCAGTTCGTCGAGCGGGGCTTCGACCTGTCCACCTCTTACCACCGGCTCCAGTACCAGCGGGGCGAGCTCCAGCCCGGAGGCGGCATCGCCTGGACAAACCAATGGCAGGAGACGGAGCGCCAGACCGACACCACGGAGACGATCCCGCTCGACGGGTACCAGGCCCAGACCAGATACAAGGTGCGGATGGCGTCGGTCGGCAAGGCCGGCGCCGAGTCGCTCTGGTCGGCCGAGGTGGAGGCTGTGCCGCTCGAGGTGTGGCTACCCATCCCCGATTTCGAGGCTGACGTGCCCCGGCCGGACGGCTCCACCGGGCCAGCCGGGGTGCTGTCGCATGTCAACCTCTCTACCGGGGGCCAGCGCTGGACCTGGCAGATCTTCGGCCAGGTGCCGCCCTACGTGCGATCGATCGAGGTATGGGGGCGGCCGGTCGGGGCAATGCTGCCCGAGGGCACCGCCACCGATGCCGACGGGTACGCCCTCCTGGGGGCGTCCCCGGTCAACAGCAGCATCGAGGCCCTGCTGCCGGTGCTCGCCACCTGGGAGGTCCGGGCCCGTCTCACGACGTTCGTGCCCGGGCTGATAGGACGGACGTTCATGCTCGACACGGTGGACCGGCTGGAGATCGTGCCGCCCACCCCCACCGAGTTCCGGCTCGTCTCGGAGCAGGGGGGTCAGAGCCGGATGGGGGCCCGCCGGTTCTCCTGGGTGCTGCCCGACCCGCCGCCATTCGCCGACCGCTGGGGCGGCGGCGTCGTCTCGGACATCGCCGGCTACGAGGTGCGCTACCGCCGGGGCATCGATGTCGGCTGGGAGAACGCGTTCTCTCTGCAGTCTGACGCCATCCCCGGAGACACCACCTGGTTCGAGACCCACCTGATGGACTATGGGACCTTCACGGTCATGCTCCGGGCTGTAGACCGGACCGGGTGGGTCTCCGAGGACTTTGCTGTGGTGACGGTCGGCATCGGCCAGCCACTCCCCACCAACGTTCTGACGCTGCTCGACCTGTCGCTCGAGGGCTGGCCCGGGGACCTGATCAACGGCAGCGTGGTCGGCTCGACTAGCCCGCTGTTCTACTTCCCCCCGACGACAGAGGACCTATACGAGGCTCCGCTCGAGGAGGCCATCTACGCCGGCCGGAGCGGGGGCGAGCTCGTCCAGGACGACGTCGGCCTGCCCATGGTCTACAAGGCGCTCCTCGAGGTGCCCACCGACGGCAGCGCCCTACTGATCTACACCGAGTCGGATACGGGCACCTTCCGCTGGCAGGTGGAAAACATCTCGAGTGTCGGCCTCGGCCTGCGGTACGTCGAGCCCCTGACCGACCCGATGTACGAATCGCCCGACACGGTGCCGTTTCACCTGGGCGACTTCCTCAGCGGCGGCGTGGGGCTCCACCCCTATGCCCCCCACCAGCGGCTGGATGCCGGCATCTGGCAGGTCACCCTCGAGGCGGTCGCCGACACCGCTGGCCAGGCGGCCAGGATCCAAGATGTCGATGTGGTCCTGGACGTGCCCGACGTGGTCTGGACGATCGAGGACTACCCGACTGGGGTGGGCGTCACGTCGGTCCCGCTGCCGGCTGGTCTGTTCCAACGAGTCAAGGCGGTCTCTCTGGCGGTGCAGGACGACACGGGGGCCGCCGGGGTGGCGGTCGGGGGGCGCATCGTCTTCAAGGGCACAGACCGGGTGGACCTGCGCACGGTGGACGCTTCCGGAGCCGACACGGCGGCCCTGGTGGACCTGGTGGTGGTCGGCTACTGACCGCTACAGTGCGGGCATGACCAACCTGCCGATCCGGGGCGAATCCGACAGCCTCGACAACCTGGCCGTCACCCGGGAGGAGTTCCGGGTCGGCATCGGGCAGCTGCTCGAGTATCTGGCCCAGGCCCTGGGCGCTGTGGACACCACCTATACCGATCAGGCGGTGGACCCCCTGGCGGTGAAGCTCCAGGGCGAGCCGGTGCTTGACGCGGACGCGGTGCCGGCGGCCGAGGACGACAGCCTGCGGGTACCCTCGACTTCCTGGGTACAAGCCGAGCTCTCGGGGCTGCTGGCTGACTACCTGCCGAAGACGGGCGGAGTCCTCACGGGCGACCTGCGGATCCCGAGCCTCAATGGCGGGCCCCTGGCCGGTCTCCGGAACCTGCTGATCAACGGTGATTTCCGGGTGGATCAGCGCAGCGCCGGGGCTGCAGGTTCTTACGCTGCAGGTGGAGCGTTTGTCTACGACGCCGACCGTTGGTATGCTTTCTGTAGCGGGGCAAACGTGGGCGGTCAGCAGATCACAGTGGCGGGCGCTCAGGTAGACCCCCGCCGGTATCAGTTCACCGGGGCGGCCAGCGTTACGGGCATCGGCATCGGCCAGCGGATCGAGGCTGCCAACAGCCGCCACCTGGCTGGCAAAAAGGCCACGATCTCGGTCAACTTCAGCAATAGCCTACTGACTTCGGTCTCCTGGGAGGCCTTCTACGCCAACACGAACGATGCCTTCGGCACCAGGGCTTCCCCCACCCGGACGTCGATCGCCTCGGGCACGTTCACTGTCACAAGCTCCTACACCAGACATAGCGCCACTTTTGACGTCCCGAGTGCAGCTACTACCGGCATTGAGATCGTCTTCACGGTTGGAGCCCAGACATCCGGCACCTGGGTGATTGGCCAGGTGCAGCTGGAGGAGGGCGAGCAGGCCACCCCCTTTGAGCGACGCCCCCTGGCGCTGGAGCTCGCCCTCTGTAGCCGGTACTATCAATGGGCGTCCTACAACCAATTCTTCTACGCCTCTGTCGCGGGGCAGAGTATGGAGACGACGAGCCACTGGGCTGGGCAGATGCGAGTCGCCCCGACAGTTGGAGCTATCACTGCGGACCCCGAAAGCGTCCCCCAGAATGGCAATAACTCAAGCCAGGTCATCCAGAGGATCACACGACGAGGTTGCGGTTTGACCCTTACTGCCGGCGTTGCCGGCTTGTCGGCGTTCGTTGTCGGCTACCGATTCCCCGCCACTGCAGAGCTATGAGCTACCGTCTTACGGACACCGATGTTGTCATCCGCCTGGCTGACAGTGCGTCGATCCCCGGAGACCCCGGGAACATAGACCGAGTTGAGTATGAGGCATGGCTAGCCGCCGGCAACGTCCCCGGGCCTCCGGAGCCGCCCCCGGGGCCTCCCGTGAGCATGGGCGACTGGGGGGGGTTCCTCGAGGCCGTGATCGCGGCGCCGGTCTATCAGACGATCTACGCCCAGAGCACACAGAACCTGGCCGTCAATACGGCTTTTACCGCCATCTCCGGAGCCCTGGTGCTGGGGGCTGGGGGCCGCCCCAATCTGGCCGCTCTACAGTCGGGTGTGGATCAGCTGCTCCAAGCGGCGGTCCTTACCTCGGGCGAGCTCGAGGCCCTGGCCGACCTTGCCGAGCAGGCCGGCATCCCCCTGCAGATCCCCACCCCCACCCCCCAATGACACTCCAAGCCCTGGTTCAACAGATCTCCCCGCTCCCCGCCCCGACCGGCTCGGACGTCGGTGCCCTCGACCCGGTCGGCGTGGTGTTCCTCCTGCTGTTTGCGTTGGACGAGTTCCTGCCCTTCCTGGGCGGCCGGTTCAAGCGGTTCAATGGCATCTTCCAGAGCCTCACCGAACTGATCGCCATGGCCCGCCCCCTGCGCCGGGAGGACGACCGGCTCGACGCCCTCAAGGAGGAGCTCGAGGCCCTGCGCCGTCAGATCTCCAAGCTGGAGCGCTGAGCCATGCCTAGGCCGATGTCCCAGAGCCGGTTCCTCGACCGGTTCCGCTTTTTCAAGGGCGAACCCCAGCAGATCTCTGGGGCATCGATGCTGTTCGATGCGATCAGCCAGGGGGTGCCTGCCGACAAGATCCTCGACGAGGATGCCCCCTGGGCCCGCCGCTACAGCGGGGCCTCGGTGGGGGGTAACAACGACGCGATCGCTCGGGCCCTGCCGCTGATCCAGCTGTTCGAGGGCTGCCACCTCGAGGCCTACCCCGACCCCCGCACCAAAGGCGACCCCTGGACGATCGGCTGGGGCAATACCCGGATGCCCGACGGCCGACCCGTCAAGCCGGGCGACCGGATCACCCAGGCTCAAGCCGGTCAGATGCTCGTCGCTTGGGTCCAGCAGGACGAGGCGCACCTGGCCCGGACGATCCCCGGGTGGACCAAGCTGACCACCGACCAGCGGGCCGCTCTGCTGTCCTTTACGTTCAATGCCGGCCGCAACTGGTACGGCTCGATGAACGGCTACGCCACGCTCTCGGCCAAGCTCAAGGACGGCAAGCTGTCGGAGGTGCCCGATGCCCTGATGCTCTACGTCAACCCGGGCACCGATGTCGAGGAGGGCCTCCGGAACCGCCGGAAGGCCGAGGGGGACCTGTGGGGACGGTCTCCGGCACCCCAGGGCGGTAAGCCGCACCATCTGCTCACCCGGACCCGTCAGCGGGACAGCCGGGGCCTCGAGCTCCTCCGGCTGCAGCGGATCAAGGACGGCAAGGCCGTGGCCGAACTCCTGGTGGTGAGTGGCCAACCCCGTAATCAGGTCTTCCGCACCGGGGCCGACAGCAAGGGTGGCTCCATGGAGCCGATCCCGGAGGGTCACTGGCGGATCGAGGATATCGCCTGGGCCGGTGGCAAAGACAACTATAACGCCAGCTGGGGCGAGGGCCTGGGCCCCGCGTCGGTGCCGCTCACCTGGCTCGGCCCGGGCAAGACCGGCCGCTCGGCGATCGAGGCTCACCTGGATAGCAACCAGAATGTGTTCCCCGGGACCGCCGGCTGCGTTGGGTTCCGCTCCCTGGCCGATCTCAAAGCCTACATCGCCTGGCTGCGGGCGGACGACCCCCGAGACCTGTTTGTAGATTGGGGCCTGGGCACTGTGCCCAAACGACCCTGAGCACACCCCCAAGTGAACCGTCCAGCCTGGTTCTCGGCTATCCTGCTTACTATGCTGGCCGCCCTGATGACAGCCCACGTCCTGGTCATCCACGTGGACGTGGCCGGCTGCCAGGCCCACAAGCGGTACCTGCTCGAGCAACGTCGCCCTGGCCGGACCCCCATACCGCAGGCCAGCATCCCCGACCTGGTGGAGGCCGAGTGTGCCAACCTAGAGGGCAAGTTTCGGAGCGTCGTAGACCAGTGGGTCTCTGTGATCCTTAGCCTGCTGGGTGGTGCTGGTGTGGCGGCTGCGATGAGCAAGCCGCCGACGGATCAGACGGGGCGCTGACCCCAGATCCCGACCAGTGTGGCCATGAGGCCCAGGGAGATGACGAGCGAGACGGCAACCATGGGTTTAGAGGAGGCGACGGAGGACCCGGGTGAGCCAGAGACAGGCGAGCACGAGGATGCTCGTCTGGACTCCAGCCTGGGGCCCCCAGGCTACTGAGCTTAACAGGAAGACACAGAGAACCAAAACGGAGGTGGCAGGATCCTTAACGGTCTCACGCAGGGACATCGGCCACCTCCAGGGGGTCGCCGTCGTTGAC